CCCACATGGCTGTGATGTCCTCTCCTGCTATGCAGCTTAACCCTAACGCCATTATGGCCCTACAAGGGCACATACAGGAGCACATAGGTCTATTGGCTGAGGCGCAGGCCCAGCAAGAAGTCATGAGCCAGATTCCGCCTGAGCAAATGCAGATGATGCAGCAACAGGCAATGATGCAGCCACCCCCACCACCGGGTCAACCTCAGATGGACCCACAGCAGATGATGATGCAGCAAATTCAGCCTCAGATTGACGCTTTGGCGGCTCAGATTATTGCTGATCTTACTGAAGAGCTTGTGCAGGCTATGGAGCCAGAAGCACCAGAAAGTGATCCTTTGGTGGACATTCGCAATCAAGAGCTTCAACTGAAAGCCGCAGATTTGCAGCGCAAACAATCTGAGTTTGATGCAAAGCAGGCGTTCAACGAAGAAAAAGAGCGTAACGATGTATTGGTAGCGCAGCAGCGCATTGATGTTTCTGAAGCCGCTCTAGAAGACAAGACTAGAATTGCCGAAGAGCGCATTCAATCTCAACGCGAGATTGCCGCTCTTAACGCTTCAATGAAAGGTCAGTGATATGGCATCATCTGTTAGAGAAAAAATGGCGCAACAGGAAAAAGAAAAAAAGGTGGCTCAACGCGTATCTGAAAATCCTGTAGAAATAAAAATGGTGAGGGCGCGTAATGACTCAGGGCACTTCGTCAAGGACGACCCAAGCACGCCAGAAAATGAGGCGTGGGTTGAAAAGCCAAAAGCCAAGAAAAAGCCTGCCGCAAAGAAAAAAGCCGCAGCCAAAAAAAATAAGTAGGTTTAGCAAAATAGCCAGACCCCAGATATTCCGAGGAATATTCTGACTTTCTGGTATTTGTACTTGTGTTTCCCGCACATTGCCATACTATATGTGGCATGGATGCTATACACTTAGTAGATTATTTGCTGAAAAGCATAAGAGAGCGTGATGCGCGTCTGAAGGACAAGCTCGCGGATGGTTCGATACAAACCTTTGAAGAGTATCGGTATATAGTAGGCGAAATACGCGGAATGGCCTACGTCGAAGACGAAATTAAAACCGCGATGAAAGGTATGGAGTACGCAGATGACTAGCAAGTTATTTGTGCCTGATCACGTTGCTAAGGCAGCAAAAAAGGCAATACAAGAAAACACATCAATACCAAAACCGCTTGATAATGCGTTTGGTAAAAGTGGCGAAGACAAAAACGCAGAAGACCCATCGACTATGGATACTTCTGCACTGGCGCGGCTACCACAACCTACAGGCTACCGCGTTTTAATTATTCCCTATTATCCAAGTGAGCGCACAAAGGGCGGAATTATTGTTCCTGACGCCGTGCGTGAGCGTGAGTCGTTCGCAACAGTAGCGGCTTATGTTGTCAAGCTAGGTCCAGACGCCTATGCGGACGCCCAGAAGTTCCCAAATGGTCCTTGGTGTAATGAGAAAGATTGGGTTCTTATAGGAAGATATAGTGGAAATAGGTTCAAAGTGGAAGGTCTTGAGGTTCGTATCATAAATGACGATAATATTATCGCCACGATTCTTGACCCAAAAGACATTTCATATGTATAATGTAGGGGAGAACAAGGAACATGGCTATGGCTGAAGATATTCGTGAAGACGACGAATTTGAAAACGGCGCATCTGTTGAGGTCGAAGAGGACCAATCTGATGAGTACGAGGTTTCCGCATCTGATGAGGATAGCGAAGAAACCCGAACAAATGTTCGTAAAAAATCTAATGGCGATGATGAGCTTGAAAATTATAGCGAGTCTGTCCAGCGCCGTATTAACCAACTAACAGCAAAACGTAAGCAGGCGGCTGAAGAGGCTCAGGCTGCGGTTCAGTATGCTCAAAACATGCAGCAAGAAAACGCTCAAATGAAGCAGCGTTTGCAGCAAATGAGTGTTGGTTATAATTCTGAAACTGAAAACCGTTTGAAAGCTCAGGAAGTTCAAGCTACTCGCGCATACGCTGAAGCTAGTGAGGCTGGGGATTACGAAAAAGCTGCAAAAGCGCAGCAAGCGTTATCTCAAATTGCCGTAGCTAAGGAAAAAGTTCGTGCGCAGAAGGCAAAACTTCAGCGCAATCAACAAATTGCTCAACAACAGCAACAACAAGCGCAGCAAGCTCCTCCGCGACAGCCTGCGCCTCAAACACCGCCGCCTCGTGATCCTAAGCTCGAAGGCTGGTTGGAAAAGAATTCTTGGTTTGGCAGTGACCGCATTATGACGCGCGCTGCTCAGGCTATTCATGAACAGCTTGTTCTTGAAGAGGACTTTGACCCTACGTCAGACGATTACTACAAAGAAATCGACTCTCGTATGCGCAGAGAAATGCCTCAGAAATTTAATCGGGAGAAGCGGTCCAACGCTCAGACTGTTGCTCCTGCGTCCAGTGGACGGTCAGTAAAATCAGGGCGGAAGAAGGCGGTGGAATTAACACCGGGACAAGTGGCATTTGCGAAAAAGATGAGGATTCCTCTTGAAAAGTACGCAAAAGAAGTCGCTAAAATTAGTAGTCGGAGAGATTAAAATGGCAGATCGTACACCACGCGAAACAAACACGCGGGAGCTCGCAGAGCGCGTTCAAGAATGGCGACCCGGTTCTGCTTTGGAAGCTCCTGAACCACCAATCGGTTATAAGCACCGCTGGATTCGAGAATCTGTAATGGAATTCGATGACAAAACTAACGTACACAAAAAACGGCAAGAAGGCTGGGACCTCGTTCGCGCTGAGGAATATCCCGAATATGTAGGGCCTGTAGTAGATGAGGGACGCAACGCTGGCATCATTGGTGTTGGTGGACTTGTTCTCGCACGCATCCCCAACGAAATGGCTGAACAGCGGAATAAACACTATCAAGGTGTTTCTAAAAACCAATTGGACGCAGTGGATCGTGACTGGATGCGTGAAAACAATCCAGCTATGCCGAAGCTGAGTCCGCAACGTAAATCTTCTGTCTCTTTTGGCGCTGCCAAGGGCAGATCATCTGAAGGATAATAAGCTATGTCTAATCAAGACGCTTCTTTTGGCCTTCGTCCAGTTCGTACAAGTATTAGTTCGCAGCAGCAGAATCGCTACCGCATTGCTTCAAGCTACGCAACTGCCATTTTCCAAGGCGATCTTGTCGCAATGGTAACAGGTGGTGGTATTGAGCGTGTTGCAGCAGGAGGATCAGGTTTGATCCTTGGCGTATTCAACGGTTGCTTCTATACTGATCCAACAACTGGCAAGCCAACATATGCAAACAGCTACCCCGGTGGCGTTGCCGCTTCCGACATCATGGCAAATGTTATTGATGATCCGGGTGCAACATTCGAAGTACAAGCCAACGCTGCTTTCCCAGTAGCTGATTTGGCTGGTAACTTTGACATCGTTGATCAATCCCCAGTGGGAGATACCACATCTGGTACTTCTCGCTTGGAATTGGCTGTGTCTACTGGCGCTGTGACGGCAACATTGCCGTTGAAAGCCATCGACATTTCTCAAGACCCTGAGAACAGCGATGTTTCGTCTGCGAACACTAACGTGATCGTAAAAATCAACAATCACCTGTTCAGTGCTGGCACTGCGGGTCTGGCATAAGGAGACTAAGTTATGGCTATTTCACGTTCACAACTGGTCAAAGAGCTAGAACCGGGCCTCAACGCTTTGTTCGGCATGGAGTATGATCGCTATGAAGGCGAGCACGCTGAAATCTTTGACACGGAAACATCAGACCGTGCATTCGAAGAAGAAGTTATGCTCGTCGGATTTGGAAATGCTCCAACGAAATCAGAGGGTTCTGGCGTTGAGTTCGACAATGCAAACGAAGCATATACTGCACGTTACTCACATGAGACCGTTGCACTAGCTTTCGCATTGACCGAAGAAGCAATCGAAGACAACCTGTATGACCGTCTTGGTGCTCGCTATACGAAGGCGCTTGCGCGTTCTATGGCACACACTAAGCAGGTTAAAGCGGCGGCAGTATTGAACAACGCGTTCAACTCTAGCTTCGCTGGTGGTGACGGCGTTGAGCTTTGCTCGACTGCTCACCCACTTGCAGGTGGCGGCACTTTCCGCAACGAGCCATCAACAGCGGCTGATCTCAACGAAACATCGTTGGAAAATGCGTTGATTGACATCTCGACCTTCGTAGATGAGCGTAACATGATTATCGCTTTGCGCGGCACAAAAATGATCATTCCACCACAACTGCAATTCGTTGCAGATCGTTTGTTGGAATCAACATTGCGTGTTGGCACAGCCGATAATGATGTAAACGCAATTCGCAACATGGGTATGCTTCCAGAGGGTTACACTGTTAACCACTTCTTGACAGACCCAGATGCGTTCTTCATCAAGACTGACGCGCCTAACGGATTTAAGCACTTTGAGCGTTCGCCAATGCGGACAAACATGGAAGCTGACTTCGACACAGGCAACATGCGCTTTAAAGCTCGTGAGCGTTATAGCTTCGGCTATTCCGATCCACGCGCAGTATTCGGTTCACCGGGCGCATAAAATGTGATACAGTGAGGTTATCCTCCCTGTAACTTTTGGGGCTGCTTCGGTGGCCCCTTTCTTTTTTCTTTCTTTGTGTTATTCTGAACTTGAGTAATAATGCTCGGTATATATTCATATGTTTTGCACGCATATGGAGTTGACCTCGGACACGAGAGGAGAAAAACATGGCAACTACACATTTTTCAGGCCCAGTACAGTCAACCAATGGCTTTGAGGTTCCAGTTGTAACAACTGCTAACTTACCTGCTTTTGCAGATACTACTGTTGGTACTGTTTACATTGTCAGCGACAATGGCGCAGGCAACAACGAATACTGTTTGGTAATCAATACCGGAGCCGCTTGGGTTACTGCTGTTGGCGCTGCTCTAACATAATAGGAGGCGTTTATGGCAGGTCCAGTAAAAGCATATAATTGGACGCAGGGCACCACTGCTGCTGTTGTTGGCGACTCACGTTCGCGTATCCGTCAGATTGTAATTTACGCGGCTGCGGCTGGCGCATTCACAATCAAGAACGGTAGCGCGTCTGGTGATACGCTGATTACACAGACATTCCCAACAGGGATTCATCATTTGAACATTCCAGATGATGGCATTCTTGCGACGAATGGCGCTTATGTAAGTGCGTTCACAGGTGCAAGCAACCAATTGACAATCTTTTTGTCATAAAGAGGGTTGGATGGCTAATTATCGTTCCATAACACAGATTGGAACATCTGAGCCATTTGAGCTACAGGTGGCCCGTGGTGATATCACGGGCCATACTGCGCTGTTTAAGTACGGCTACAATCCACTGATTATTAACGTAGAAGAAACTGTATGGGATGCTGGTGGA